TAATATTCCTCTGGCCATGCCAGTTTCGTGATCATGGTCAACATGAGTATTTTTATCATAATCTAATTCTTTTCTACAAATTGCACACTTGCCATCCTGCTCATTTATAATTTCATTTCGCTCTTCCAGCGTAATGCCGTAATTTTTAGTTAATATATATTCCTTATGGCGCAATGCTATTCTTTCTTTGTTACGATCGATATATTTTCTTCTCTGTCTTTTAATATCTGGCCGTTGGCTGCGTTCCTTGTTATATTCAGCTATTTCCTCTTTATGATCTTGGTAATATTTCTTTTTCGCTTTTGCTATATCGTCTTTATTATCTATTTGATATTTCCTTTTGTATTCAGCTGTTCTTTTTTTAATATCAGGGCGTTGTAGATATTCTTTGTTATATTCGTATGAGCAACTTTTGCACCAATTACTATGCCCATCTTTTATTTTTCTATCTTTATGGAATTCATTAAATGGTTTTATAGTGTTACATCTTTGACATTCTTTTAATGATGTATGCGTAATTATTGATCGTGCCATTTACTGTACTCCTATACCTACGTTAGTTACTATATTTCCTCTGCCAACCGGTGAACCGGTCGGAGTTCCACTTACTCCATTAATATGATCAGGAATATAATTGGTTGCTCCCAAAGTTTTTCCATCAAACATATCTGTGCCTAATCCTTGAGCTGCATCTAAATTTGGAGCAAATATCAAATTATGCCTTATAATATTTTTCACTCTTGAATCAGAAATAATATCCGCTTCTTGAGCAGTTAATATACAATCATACAAAAGAACTTCTATTACCCTCCCGTCAACAGAAACATTCCCAGCGTCTAATGCAGGGATGCCAAGATTAAGAGTAGAGCCATTCCCAGAAGCCGCAACACCAGCAGGAGCAACACTTTCATTCAATGCCAAAGATGTTCCATCAAGATATAAGATAGGATTATTTGCAATATTAGAATTATCAAAAGTAACTATTATAGTCTTATTTGTTCCAGTTCCTATTACACCTCCGGCAGTATCCCATTGTGCCGAAACAGCCGCTCCTGCATTCCAAAACCCATTCAGAAATGATATTCCGCCAGCTGCCTGTAACCCAATAAACACTCCCCATATATCGCTTTGAACAAGTATATTGTCTCCAAATAAAACAAAAGTTTGCCTAATTATATTTGTTACAGAATCCAAGTTAACACGAAGCACTATTGACTTTTGAGTTAACCCAAAATATGCGGCATTATTACCGTAAGCTACACGTTGGGGGTTAATACCAGTAAATTCTATCATACTGATCTAACTCCTAACGGATTGCCCAATAAGGGTACTTGATAATTAGGATCATATTCAATGGGCGCCGAAGTAAAGTCTTCATAACACCATGAACATGTTTCTGATTGTATGTGTCCATCAACTTTTTCACATATCATTAAGTAGTTTACTCCATAAATATTGTCTGTTTCAACGATTACTCTGGTGATTTCTGTTTTATTATTACACCCAATCAATAAAACAAATACCATTAATAAAACAAGTGTCTTTTTCATTTCTTCCTCCATTTACTTATATTATATACCATATTATGAGTAAACCAGGAATACGTATTTTATTATTGCATCGCCAACAAGGGTGTCAGCTACTGCATCGGCATCTCTATAAAGTCCAATATTGCAGAAGTCGTTAGCCGCCATTGAATCATCATTTGTTAATGTAACAACTGCCTTATCCAGAGTCAATACAACACCAGGAACGGTAGTCGTTGAAGTATTGACCGCATCATAAACCTTTGCAGCAACTCCAGCATCCCCATCACTTTGAGAAGCAACGCGCCCACAAAAGACAACATCACCAGCTATCGCAGCAACCGAATAATAATACACCCACAAAATAGGGTCTGATACAAAGTTGGGCGGTACAAGAAATTCAAACTGCAGCCATTCATCTGTTGTATCATCTGCCGAAGCAATCCGCCAGTTGGGTTTAGGAGCTGCTCCTGAACTTTCAACCTGTGAGATTGCCATTGGAACATTAGTGCTTATTGGTAAAAGCGCCGCACCTATCGGCAATTGTAGTTTACTAATACCGGCCCAATGAGCAGCCTCGTTATCACGCCAATAAGTATTTCCATGAGCTGCCGTAATTAATTGATTAGTTACATATAGGGGGATGGCTGTTCGTGCCATTATTTCACCTTGCCTTTGAGAGATTGATTATTCTCTCTGCGTAAATCTTCTGCTGATTCTCCTGGATCCCATGACCTTGATAACGGGCCGTGTTTATCTTTGACAGCAGGAATAGCCAGTACAGTTCTTTCTATTACATTCGTGCCACCCTTTATACGAATAGGACGCTCTAATAATATTCGTTCAATGTCAGCCCGCTCTTTTTCAGAAGGGAATATAACCTCTCGTGGCTTGCCATGATTCTCATAATTACCACACGAGAAACAATAGAATATCGGTTCATCCCAATGTACCGTTTCAGATCCACCACATTCACATTCAACCAACCATTGCCCAAAATTTACTTTAGCAAATACTGGCTTTCCTACTGGTTCACAATCCATAAAAGGAGTATCCAGCAATCCGCGTTTGACCATTTGAGTGCAAAGACTTTTAATCCTATCTTTAATAGACTTATGCTTTTCTCTGAATAGATAATCTTTAGCATTTATAATTCTTGTTTCGGTTTGCATATTACCATCCCATCACTGTTCCAACGCCTAATAAATGAACGCCTATTCTCCAATAGTCACCACCACCAACTCCATAGGTAGGCTCGAATTTAAATTCTGTTCTTACTAACTGACCTGATTTATTCAGCCACTTATGATTAATTTTACTAACCATAAAATTATCATCAATTACCCATGTAGTAAGGTCAAGGTTAACCATATCAAACAAATCTAACCCGAATTGAATACTGAATCTATCTTCAACAAACGCTCTTGGAAATATCGGCTCGGCTGATAAGAAGCCAGCCAGGAAAGTTGCCATATTCTGAGCAACACTGGTATCCTGAAGCCAGGGAAGATCAATATTAAATGCCTTCGGTTCTGTATCATATCCGGTGCCTTCACCAACCATTTCAGCTATATCGGGTGATTCAATTGGCTTTCCTCTTATCTGTAAAAGTGTCAGGTAGGCAGCGGCACCACCATTCGTTAATACAGTCTTTGATGTTTGCCCAAAGTCTGTAAAGGTTCTTGTAAAGTTACCTGTTAAATCAGCCCCGCCGCCATCTTCATCGGCATTACAGAAATAATCAGTACTTGCTAAAGGATCAACAACGTCAACCGCAGAAACGTCAATATCATTATATTTATATGTTGACCATACTGTATAACTTTCACCTGCTCCGATAAGCGGCTTTTCGTTGAGCGTCCATATAACCTGTAAAGCCTGAAGTACTTTAGGGTGTGCCTTGATCCCTATAATATTTCTTGTAAATTCCCAAGGCTGGTTAATACTAATATCTTTTAGCAGTTCATCTTCTGTCAATATGTCTGCTACTGCAAAATCGGTATGCCTGCTGTAATAAGTCAGTTTTCCATCTTTAGCAACAAAGACATAACCCATCGTAGATTCTGAAAGGCTCTCAATCTCGCCTTTGGCTTTTAGCTTCGGTTCCCACCAGTAATCAATCGTATCAGGCGCAACATCTAAGGCACTACCCCAAATAGCAGGCCACGCTACATAATCCAATGTGTTTTGTATTGCCGTATCTGCCGTCAGGTTTGCTACAATGGCAGCTCGAACATCCGCATTTTGTAGATATTCCCAACCGTCTTTTATAACCAGGTCAACCGTTCCCCTTCTACCATAAGGAATGATGGCTGATAATATCCCAGTAAACACTTCCTCATTATCTCCGGCTGTTCCATTCTTTACACTGATCTGAACCTTGCAGCCTGATTTCAATAAACCATATAAAGGGCCAGCCGCATTGTAAGGATCATACCGCCCAGTGTCATTGTAAAGTTTAATTACCGCCTGCCCTATCGGCTGCTTTTCAAATCCATCCGCTGTTGCCCTGATGTAATAATCCCTACCCCGTGTTGATTGAAAATGATAAGCATAAGTGGCTTCATTCTGACCGTCAAATACATCATCATTATCCCAATCAACCTCCATCGCCCAAAGATTATTAGTGGTAGTGGTAACCCCATATTTAAATTGTGAATATTTAAGGTCAGTAGTTGTGCCGAACTTTGTCATACAGCCTGCCTTAATGCGTTTCTAACAATAGGAACCAATACCCGTTCAGCATTTTCCATATCGGATAACGAGAGAAACGAGCTTAGATTTAATGTGATGTTGATTGCCCTGCCTCCCCCAAGTTTATCATTCGGGATTATATTTCCAGAAGAGGATGGTGAGAATAATTCTGGTCCTTCTTCACCAACTAAATAACTACCACTTGAAGACACGGGGCCACCCGATGCCTTTGGTTTACCTAACCCCAAGCCA